ACCTTTTGCAACCGAAGCCGCAATCGGAGTCAGATTACTGTTATTCCGGCCGGCTGCATTCCATGTCTTACGATATGTTCCTGCAACCCCGGGCCATCCGGTCTCACTGTTTATGGCGTTACCTTCCGGCTGTCCTTTCCCACGCCAAGGCGTAGTTCCGGGACGAAGTGTCTTTCAGGCATTGGGTGCTGATACCCCGAAGGGTTTCTGCTCCTTATCAGTTCAATTCAGTTTGACGCCTCTCTTCAATATATCCAGTTGCTGATACTGGACCCACCCCCCCGCCATGCGCCGTCCAAGCCAACTATGGCTCTAGCGCATTGGGGGACCTCCCGGAAGTTAGCAGGCAGTGCCCCATCCCTTTAACGCAGGGGCACGCATTTTTATTTCATGCTGGTGTTAAGAAACCGGCAAGGCCCAGTCAGCCTAAAAGAAGGGTACTGGGACAAAGGTATGTACAAGTGGTGAGTATTTACACCTGGGGAAGGGGGGACCTACCTCAAGATTAGGTGTTTCAAGGCTTGGATTAGAGGGGCAGATTCTGGGTAAGCCATGGTGGCACCATCTAAAGCATATGGTGCAACTGTGCGTGCAACATTACCTACCTTCCCTAGTGCCCGCTTTATCCACCCATAAATCCTTGCTGCGTGCGTTGGGTTCTCATAAAACCAAATGGGGGTAGCACTAATAACAGACCTAGCCTCTAACAAATCATCAAAAGAAAATTGCGAGGTGTCCTTACTGTACCTACCTATGTCAGTCACAAACTCAAGCATCGTGTCAAATTTGACAGCAAAATTGTTAGCAGTTGTGGCTGGCGATTGGTTCGAAAGTTTGATGAAGTGGTAAAACCCCTCATACCCTAGATCAAAAATTGGGATTGTGCTATTACAGCACTTGGTGAAAACCTCCCTATCCTGAGTGAATGCATGAAAAGTATACACTCCATTGCAAGCATCGCCTTGATACTTCTCACTTGCCCTTCCTAAAATAGCCTGGTTAACATCCCAAAAGGGGACTTGTTGCATGCGTGCAGCCAACACCATACCCTGACGAATGAGAGGTGCAGTCACATTGGTGACAAGAAGGCTGGCAGAGTTTACTCGGCAACACTCTGCAATGTTGGGATCTCCCCCACCAAAGGGGTTCAAGTCTGCCATTGACACTTGTGCCCAACCGGATGTCGCTGCCCATGTAATGCTCATGTTAAACACGAGCTCACCTGGTGTAGTCGCAGTAGCAGCTCCATTATACAAGGACAGAAATTTGAATGAGTAATATCCCGGTTGGGTGCATGTGAAAATGTCATCGGCATCTGGTGTGCTTGTCAGTACAAGGCCATATTGCCCCTCCTCGTCGGGGGTCTCGGTGGGTGAGCGGAAACGCCGTGTAGCAAAATAGGCTTCACATTGTGCCAAGGAGCTTGTCCAAGACACCCTCATTTTATCTCCAACATTAAACCACATGAAAGGTTCCGCATTGTAAGTGCCTGCAGGTTGCAAGGTGCCATGAGGTCCGTATGAAGTATTACCTGCAACACGGGCTCCAAGCAGATTAACTGTCTCATCACAGTTGTGGACATCTCCACTCTTGATGACTGGATAGCTAATTACAAACTTCGAGCTGGTGATTGGTGATCCGGTGACAGGGAAAAGGATGTCACCTGACCCCGTAACAAGGGGTTGATAGATCATTGCCAGCCGTCCGGGCTGACCAAAGAATGCGAACAACAAATCACCTGCTACGAATCCATTAGCAGCTGTAGTCGGGTTGCTGACTGCCCACTCATCAGTGAGAGTACTGACTGATGATCTGGGTACATCCGCTGTGGGGAACCTCAAAGTGCCCTCATGCGGCATCCCCATGGCAATGGCAAGCCTCCGTGCTGCTTCAGACTTGGCTCCTTGCACGCGGCGCTCCATGTCCCTACCAATTCGGTTCATAGCAAGAACCCGCTGCATAGTCATGGCGTTGGTGGGACGTTTCTGACCGTTCCTCAGCCTTCTCTTACCTTTGCGCTGGCGCTTCTTCTGTGGGGGAAGAATGCCAAGTGGGTCAAAGCGCTGTTTGCGGTTCATCACACACTGTGCGATACTGTACAAATGATACAACGAACACAATCGTTCTCATGCGGGGTAGTTTATTTTGTGAGGCAAAAATGCCGTTCAGCAGGGTCCAACCCCTCCTGCCTAAGCATCTCTGCAACCACTGGGTGGAAGTAGATGTGGTTTGGGCTAACCACACTATGCTCAAAGTTCGTAGCTGTGATGGGTATCCGGTACTTGTATATCATGCCAGCAGCCCAATTGACATCACGCTGGCGCTTCGTAATCATACGCTCAAAATAAGTACCGACACTCAGCTTCGGATGGATGTTCGGTCTATAGTGTAAGTGCAAGAACTTCATCATCAGTGGGAATCCCCAATACACCGGCCAAAATGCAATTGCATTTGCGCAGCCCTGCTCCTCAGCTCTGTCAGCATGCTGTTTGTTAACAGTCCAAAACAATTTACGCAATTGCTTGGCTGGCTGAGGGACGAACTGCAATCCACCGCAGTGTCTTGGCCACACACCCAAAGATATGAAGGTCACGGAAAACACATCACGGAACAGGCCCCTCTCAGGAGTGATTCCCCAACGGGAATCCCACCTATTGAGCTCCTCATGAAGTCGCTTGGGGTCAATGGTATCGTGGTAGGTATACATGCCAAGGTAATCATCGCCCATGAATAGGGCGTCGACAGTGTCAGGCAATAGATCCTGTGATAACTCCGATAGAGTTGCTGCCACTATCATCATGCTCACCAAAGTGTTCCCAATCGATGTGTTCCAGTCTCCTGATAGGCGCTTCCATGCTGTGAGATACTTGACAGTCCTGACGGAAATCATGTCTTTAATGCGAACGACACCTTTGACTTGCTTTGATCTCCGAAGGAAGGGTTCAAAGGCTCGCATGCCCAGCATCTCATAGACCTTAGCCTCAGCCATAAGCAATGGCTGTTGCATGGTTGCGTCCCAATTCTTGCCATCACGCTCATCATAGTAACCAAACTTACCTCTCTTATACTCCCAGTGGGTCAACAAATCACTCAAAGCATTGTGGTCCATCCCCCCCGCATAGTGGAAGCTGCACTTGCAACCACGAATGTCGACCACAATTGGCTCCTTCAAACTGTCCGACAATGCCATATACTCCTCAGGGTATTGGTATGCAGTACACTCATTATGATTACCCTGAATCATGCGGGCCTTCTTAGGAACTTCGGAGGAAAATTCCCGCTTGACAAATGAGTGTGCACTGTTGTACATGGGCTTGTCCCACAGGACAGACTTGTCGATCTTGGCCAACTTGTGCTTTGGGCGTCCACACCTCCATGCTCCAGGCACCTGTAAGGAGTAGTTTATCTTATAGCGGCTAACAAGTTGCTGGCCAGCTGATGTATCTACAAAGAGGTGGAAAGGGAGGGGGGTAGCGAGATTTGGTGGTGCGCACAAATGACGACAACGAAGTGCATTCACCACATTACTCGTACAAAGGGCCAACACTGTGGGCACCCCAAAAGAGGCACCCACTTTCACGCCGCCAAGACCATTCCACCCATTTTCGCAGTGATTGCCAATATGGGTAGGAAGAAGAACGGGGTGAGGACCATTGAACATGCCAGCATCACCCCACTTGGGACAATGACACCGCAATGTCCCAAGATCAGTGAGGATAGCGCAACCAGTGCCAAAGCTGACTTCTTTGCCAAACCCCAAGCAATAGGAATAGACGCCGCTCCCGATAGGGCTTTCTCCCATAATGACGGCGGCTTGTGCTCTACTTTGTGGTCCCCTAAAAAACGCACAAATT